CCAACAGCAGCACCGATGCCGAATGTTGGGGAAGCCAGGTAAGTGGTTGCGTTAGCCATGTAGCGAATCTCCTCTACGTCGAGGGTCGCTGCTTACCCGTAGGGCAGTCTAGTAGCCCTAGGGGCTTACTTTGGTGCGTATCGTCAGCTCGTAAGCAGGGTAGTCAGCGCCACCATACGACACGGTAGTTGGGCGTGCATCCGTCAAGCCGATTTGTGCAGCGCGAATCAAATCAATGTTGTCCAGCAGGCTGTCAAGCGTCCTGTTATCACCAGTGCCCAAAGCAGTCATCACGACGCGGAATTCCATGTCAGCGACCACGTTGGTTGCCATCATGATGGTCGGTGCCTCGACAAGTGCACACGGTGGGTTCATGTTGCGTGGATCATCAAAAACACGCAGCCCGGTAATCGTCTGCAGCTTGGTGACCAGTTGGTCGTAACCGTCCTTGAACATGTTTGACATGTCAGGCCACCTGTGGCTTATTGACTCCGAGCAAACGCAGGATTTGACCGTAGTTGCCTGTGACCGGGCCACCTGTGGCTAGTGGGTCAAATGACGCGAACGCCTCAGTGGACCCGCGCTCACGGTACAGAATTGCCGCGTACTGGACGGTGCCGAGCTTTACTGCGCCATCAGGCACGACAGTTGGTGAATCAAAATAGCCTGATTCCTCGCGCTTGCGGTAAGCAAATTGGTTGGCTGCACTGACAGCCATGTTGGCTACGTCAAGGTCAGCACTTGGGTTGGTAAATGTGAAGCCGAGGTAGTCCTCGACATCGCCCAGGACAATCCATGAGCAAGTCACCGAGTACGTGCATGTCCCGGTGGCAGCTGCTCGATCAGCGTCATCCGTGGTCAGTGCAAATAGCACTTGATTGGGGATGATGGTGTCAGTGTCGTACTGGTAATCGCCTTGCTGCGATACGCCAATGAAGTAGTACTCGGGCAACGCCAGAATCTTGTGCGTGCCATTCCACGTGGCATTGACACCAGACAGCGTGATTGACTGCCCTACCTCAAAGCTGTGGTTCTCCAGCAACTGAACGACGGCAACGTTACTAACTACCTGTTTATGGGTAAGTGAGTAAGTTGCCACCGTTCAGTGTCACCTGGAGGGAGTGAACTTAGGCGATTTCAACGAACTTGCTGGCATCGAGCATCAAGGTCGCGAGGTATCCGCGGAACTTGATGATGCGTGACAGCGAGCCATCGGTGGCTTCGACTTGGATTGCACCCTTTTGCTGTTCGTAGATCTCGAAGCCATCGGCGGCACCGATTGCGAGGAAGTCGCTCTCGTATGGGCACACCACGACTGAGAGGCCGAATGCGTTGGCTGACAGCGTGCCAGGGGCGACGTTGCCGAATGCGTTCATTGGGCCGACCTGTGGAAACAGTGGACGGTCAGCGGTGTCGCTGAGCTGTCCGAGTGCACCCCAGAACGAAGGCGATGCGAAAAGGTGGGTTGGCAAGTGCGTGCTTGCGTTGAGGATGGTCTGCGACGCGCCGTAGATCCATTCTGCCCAGGCAGCCGGGTCGGTGACATCGAAGGCGGCGCGGGTCGTGGTGATGCCGGACTTCAGCGCAGCTTCCACTGCATCCTCAGTCTGCTTGGCGTATTCACGTGCCATGTCGTCAACGAGTGCACCCAAAACTTCGGGTTCGCTCCAGTCGATGTCCTCTTCGGACAACTTGACGTAGCCGCCGTACACAGCCTTGGTGACGTTTTCCTTGGCAACGACAAACGTGCCTGCATCAAGCGGCTGGTTTTCGCCATTGCTCAGACCAATCGTGGTGTGCGTGGTGACCTTTGGGCGCGAGAACACTTTGCCGCCACCGGGCATTGCGCGAGCACCGATTGCATCGATGACTGGGCGACGACCGATCAGGTTGTTGTACACCGGGCCAAGAATTGGCGTTGGCAAAAGGCCAGGCGTGTCGGTCGTGACGACATCAGGCGCAGCAGCCTTCAGATTGGCGAGGAACTCGGCGGCAACTGCGCCACCCTGGCACAGCTTGCTGATGTATTCGCCAGCGGTTGGCATGACGAATTCTTTCTTTGGTGCAGCAAACAGCATTTGTGGTGCTGGTGCTGGTGCTTCTACGGATGCTTCGACCTTGACTTCGGACATTGTGGTTGTCTCCTCTTGTGGTTCGGTCGCTGCAACCTCTGTAATCATAGCGCCCTTGAATGCAGGTGCCGTGACAAGTGATAATTCTACCCAGTTGGCCTTTTTGATGACCATGGTGCCGTTGTCGTCGTAGGAAGCGTCAACCACGTCAACGCCTACTGATACCGAGTCAACTGCCTCGTCTTTGATGAGCTCGAGCATGTCGTTGCCTTCGCTGGTGGCGCTAATTCGGGCCGTAAAGAGCATGCCTTCCTCGGAGTCCAGTCGCCCGGTGACCACGCCTACTGGCTGCTCGGAGTCGTGGTACTTGAGCAGCTTGGGCTTTTTGCCAGTGATCGGCAGTGAGCCGCGCTCAAAGCGGACGCGAGTTCCGTCGCTGACGGTGGCTTCGGTGTTCCAAGGCACGGCAACACCAGAAATTGAGCGTGGTGATTCGCCATCCTCAGCCAGGACAAATGTGTTTTGTGCAGTTAGGCGAATCATGATGCCTCGCTTTCGTCGTTAGAGGGTAGCCCCCGAGCAGGTGCAGCGTTGTCCTGCTCGGAGGACATTTCGTATTCCTCCAGGTATGTCTCAATGTCCAGATAAATGTAACGGCCTCGTGGCGTGATGTTGTTCATGCTTAACGTCTGCTCGATGCAGTCAATGAATGGCTTGGCACCGAATAAGTAAAGGTCTTGACGTGCCTGCTGCGCGTTTTGGTAGGTCATGCCAGAGCCGCTTGGCGCACCTACCAAGTAGGGCGGAATGTTGGCGATGCGTGCCATCTCGAGCGCCTGATAGGTGCGTGCTTCGGTCAACTGCAACTTGCTCGGATCCATGTAGGACTCTTTCCAGTCCACGTACTGGTTCAACGCAGCAATCGCATTGTTGTTTCGTGCAGCTGCAAAGCCAGCCGCCAATTCGCTCAATTCCTCGGCGCTCAATGGCTCGCCTTCGGTCTGCTTCAGCACACCTGCCGGGGTTTGATTTTTAGCAAAGCGCTCGGCGCTGGTGTCAAGGTTGATGTTGGTGCGAATTGATCGAGCGCCCATGGTGAGCAAGCCTTGGATTGGGCTAAGGAATTGCACGACATCGTTTGGGTCGAGCTTGTAGCCGTTGAAGTACACCTCTTTGCTGGGGCCGAACCATTGTGGGCCGGCTTGGTCGCGTGTCTGTACGTCAGCTGCTGGAATCCACGTGAAGGTTGCTGGGAAGCCGTTACCGAAGCGGCTGGTCACAATCCAGAAGGCGCGTCCGTAGAACAGCAGGTCATCGGTTGTCCAGCTCATGATGAAGTTGCGTGTGACGTTGGGGTCGGGCTGGTGGAACCACGTGTCATCGGGCAGGTCAATTTCCTCGTAGTCGTCATCCATCCACTGCTTGGCGTACTGATGAATTTCTAGGCAGCCAACCATTGAACAGATCAGGTCACGTGCCCGGCTGATGGTGGGAATCTGGATGGCAGCCGACCTATTGAAGTCGGTGGTATAGGTGATGAAGTTGCCGACCAGCGGATTGCCAGCAGCGCCAGCTGCACCTATCTGTGCGTTTGTGTTGTTAGCGACTGCGCGCTTCAGTGAGAATGCCATCGTGGCATCAGTCTAGGCACTCGAAGCAATCATGGGTCGGTTCACCATGGGTCGCGGCTTTGCGCACATACCGACAGCCCACACCAGACACCGGGCTAACTCAATCGGGCCACTTGATTTCTGTGATGACAACGCAATAGCGCCCGGAGTTTTGACCGCAACAGCACGACCAACATGCTCAGCCAACATCGTTTCACCAGTGTGATTGACGCGGCCCTCATTGATGAGGTTTTTGACCATTGACGTGTAGCGGCCTATCTCCTGATAGCCGACCAGCACCCTGCGACGTTGCAGATCGGAGG